AAGCAGGAGAACAGTGTCGGCCACACCGTCTTCGGTGTTGATGCCAGCGCAAAAGACCCGCGGCTCATTCAGGGTAGGTCGGGGCCTGTGAAGGTCACGACCGGCCCCGAGACGCTGGGGATTCACAAAGCCTTCCGCGCTGCCCTGCAGGACGGCGGGCCCGTTGTTTACGCACCGGGCATGACCGCCGAGAGTTTGGGCAAGTGGTTTGGTGAGTCCCTTGGTTTTCTGCGCACCCGGCTTTCGCCGGGGAAGAAGCTGGTGATCATTGAGGACGATGCCGCCCGCTGGGACATGCGGGTGCACCCCTCCGCCCTCTGCTTCCTGGCCTTCGTGTATGGGATGATGTTGCCTCTGAGCACCATATTCCATGCCGTCGTTGCTGCCAGGGGGGGGCAGGAGGCCCAGCGATGGGGCTTCCAAGGTGCTAAACGCACGGCCAAGACCCGACGTGGTTTCTCCCTCTCCGTCGAGGGGACCGTTCAGTCCGGGGATGGCGACACGACAAATGGAAACACGTTTCTGCACTATTGCATCGTAGTGCGGCTTATGATTCATTTGTTTGGTGTGTTGCGTGACGCCTGGGAGTACCCGCTGCGCGCGATTGTCATGGGTGACGACGGCATAGTTATGACCGTTGTCGATGGCGATTGCGATGTGGCGAATGCTGTGGTGGACAATGGCAAGTATGCGGGACACAAGATCGAGGTCAACGTCCGTGACGAATGGGATGTGGAGTTCTGCTCTGGTAGGTTCTATCCCGTCTCCCACGGATACATCTTCGGTCCCAAGCCGGGGAGGGTCCTGGCGAAAACCTTCTACTCCCGTACCCAGTATCGGGGGGCGAAGGCACGGGCATGGGTGCGTGGGGTGTGTTTGGGGCTGCAAGTCGGCACCAGTTTCATACCCGTTCTCCGCACCCTTGTCCGCCGCATGCTAGAGCTTACACAAGGGACGTCGCCCCTTAGCTCCGTAGACGAGAGGATGATCGTGAGTGACGGGTCGCTCATTGGCGAGCTGGGTGGAGATGGATGCACCTACCAGCCAACCATTGAGACTTACTGCATGATGTACCGCGTCTATGGCCTGACGAAGGATGAGCTTGACTCGTGTGAGCGTTGGATTGAGACCAACGTGCGGACACTTCCGTGCCGTATCAAGCACCCCGTCCTGGATCAGTTCATCCAGCGCGACACGTGAGGGACGCGTGTCGCACATCGGGTTTCGTAGCCGAGAGGCCAAGATATA